TATTCCTTTGTGATATCGGCATCTTCCAGAACGAACCGTCCTTCATTGCCTTTGCCTTCTTAACACTCCACATTGTTTGGATTTTTATAGTTTGTCCGTACATTTTATGAAATAATTTTGCCACTGTTTTTGCTGATTTATCAAATGCTTTCTTATCTTGTTTTAAAGCAGCATCAATCATAGCATCATTATGCTTACGCATTGCATCATCACTCTTATTCTTACCAGCAATTTTACCTGCTTTAGATGCAGTACCTTTATTTTTAAAACCTTTTATACCAGATTGACTATCGTCACGTTTTAAAACTTCTTCAATCTCTCTTGGTTTACGTTTAGATCCTTTAAGTCTGCTCTTTTCAGCACGACCTCTATTTACTGAAGCATCTTCGTATCCTACGATCTTACCATTAATATGAGATGCATCCATTCCTTCGTGTTCTGGTTTTCTATTCTTTCTATTATACCTGTTTAATTCGGCACGATATGCTTTCTTTTCATCAGATGATTGAAACTTATCATACTCTTTTCTATAATCTCTAACGTGACACCACTTACATCCAGGAACTGGTTTAAGTGCCTTATCTTCTATTACAGTACAAAAGTCTTTAAATGTTAATGTTTTCATATTAACCCCAATTCTTTATTGCGTTGAAATTATTCTTACTAAACTCTAACCTATTCACCAACTTAACTGCTGAATTAGATAACGTATCTATGGCGACAAACCCTTCCGGACCAGTCACTTCATATCCAGTTGCCGTCTTGATAAAGGCAGGTATCTTATTAACCTTTTCCATCTTCTTAACAAGCATTAACTTAATATCAGCAACATCATCGTGCCACTGCAATGCATATGCAAGTGTACCACCAATTTTACGGTTCTTATTGATTATATTTATTAAATCTTTAAGTGATGCTTCCTTCTTTGCTCTACCCTTTTCAGTCTTCAGTTTAGCAATCATTGGATTATATCGTTTTCTTAGGAACTCAATGAAACCACCAACTGCTTGTTGTCTGCCTGAGAACTTCTTACCTTGTTTAGTTAGGTCGTTGATATAGATCTTCATATTGAATGCAATCTCAGTCTTACCAAACATAATCTCTAATGATTTCTTATCAAGTAAAGATAGTTCTTTCTTAGCAGATGATAATCTCTTTTGAATGAATTTCATCTCATCAACTGTAAGAGAAGCAGTACCAGATACGTCTGAGAAATTGGTATCAGTAAACCATACGTCTTTAGTCTTTTTCAGTTTAGAGATATCGATTTTAAATTGGGCAGATAAGTCAGCGATTGTATCACCAGTATAAGTTGTGTGCCATACAACACCAACCTTTGCTTTAGTTATTTTCTTTGCAAGATCTGTTCCTGCCGGAATGGCATATGTAATTGTATTAGGTGTAAAGGTAACATACTTCTCGTCATCAATTGTTTCCTTCTTTAAGTCTGAAGGGATGAACATAAAGTCGCCTTGAATAATACCTTTAATACCCATCTTGGGGAATTCTTTAAGAGCAATCTTCATTTTCTCAGCAAGACTTCCTGCGTGTCCGTGATTCTTATCTACATCTTCTGCAGTATAATTTATCTTAGGACTTCTATTGAATACCGCCTTAGTGCCTACAAAGAATTTACCATTCTCAGGGTTGATACCAGCAACAATACTCGGCGCACCATCTACCTTCGCTTGGATGTTTAAAGGTTTCTTGGAGTGTCCTGCTAATGTTTGAGCAATATTATCAAGGATCTTTAATGCCTCAACACCACCTGCATAACCATCATCAAAGATAGCATCTTCTAGATGTTCCAGATGTGTAAGTTTTGCTTCATTTAATATTGTCTTAAATCTTTTCATTAGTTCTTCAACTTCATTTTAAATCCAAGTTTATTTCCTGCTGCATATCCTGCCCAACCAAACTGGAACTCTGCTTCTTTGAAGAAATTACTTTGGAATGTCATATTCTTTTTCTTAACATCTACATTAGTTTGTATCAATGTCACTTGACGAGCAACGTTTGTTAAAGAAGTTTTTATTTCTTTATCATCATTTAATATCTTCCATATAGATTCACCTAGTGGAGAGATAACAAGTCTTAATGTATCTGATGCATTTTTAATTTTATCTGTTGGTTTGTATTTTAATACCGTCCATAGTGGAGTGAGTAGTTTAATAACTTCCTCATTTTCTTTACCCTTTAAGAACGACTTAACCGATTCAAGTGTAATGTTTTCATAATTAACATTCATAATCTCAGCAAGTTTCTTAATTGCTTTAGTTTCCATAAACTGGTGCAACATAATCATTTGTTGTTTAGTAGGATTCTCATTAACAATCTTGAATATGACTAAAGACTTCTCTGTGCTGTGATCAGCATTGGCAGTCTTAGCACGGTTATTAATAGCATCGATAATATTTTGAATAGTCACTTTACCACCACCGCCTGACTTAACAGATATCGGATATCTAACACCCATTCTAACACCGTAGAAGTCAATTAACTTTTCATTAGAAGCAGTTGGAAAGAATGCTTCTTTAAAACCTAGTGAAGACATTGCCCAGATTGCTGCAAGTATCTCACCGAAGTCTGCTGATACTTTAGCAAGATCTTTAGTTGTAAAGTCTATATCAGGGTTTAGGTTAATCTTATTTCGTTTAGTCTTAGCATCATTCATTAAACTAATTAATGCAGTTGCTACTTCATCATCATACTTCGATTTAAGTAATGGACTAACGATACCAATGATTTGTTGTATATTAACTTGATGACCTGCTAAACCCATATTGTCAGGGTTGAGGTCTTTGTTATTGAATAACTGACCACCAGCAGAACTTCTTCCGATAAAGTTATTAACCCAAGGGATTGTAGTTCCTTGAGGAATGTTACCAATCTTCTTAGTTGTAACTAATGCATATGTATCAAACTTTTGAGAGATACTACCATCATACTCCACAACTTCAAGACTATGCTTTCTGAAGAACTGGTTGAATTTCTTTTCATCCATATCTAGAGGGAATCTTACGTGATATGCACCACGACTTGAGTCAGTGGTCTTTATCTTGATAGATTTTTTGATATGAGTTTTTAATGATGAGATAGAACGGTCGACTCGTTCTTCATTAAATAACTGCGTAAAAGATTTCATATGATGTATTATACTCTAAGTTTAACACATATTTATAATAATTTAAGAATATGGTGCCGAAGGCCGGACTCGAACTGGCGACCTACTGATTACAAATCAGTTGCACTACCAACTGTGCTACTTCGGCATAATTAGGTGAGCAGTTTTTGGCAGGAGACATGCTCGGGTCTGGGGGATGCGTCAAAAAAACATAACAAAAGGAGGCACGCATCCTCTATGAAAAAGGGAGTACTGTGTAGAGGTCGTTGATTGAGTCGAGAGTATTTACACAGTACTCGTGGTAGTTTTATTAGGGGAGGAAGTCTAAACTACCAAAAGACTTCTAACTTATATTATGCCATAGCAATTAACATATATTTTTCTGCTAATACATTTTCTAAATCATATGCTTCAACTTCGTTAGCATCATATCCATCAGAATATTGTTTTACATGAACCATTTCGTGACACAACGTAACAAGCATTTCATCATTATCTAAACTTTGCTCAATCTCAATTTCATATTCAATTTCGTCTTCTTCAGTAACAAGGTTATCATTATGACACCAACCTTTAACTCCTTCTTCCTCAAATAAGTCGTCTAGGTAGACATGAACATTAATCTCGTCACGAATCTTTAATTCTTCTTTACAAAACTCAACAACATTATCAATATTAATCATAAACCTCAACTCAATTCACTCAACCAACACTTATATTATACTATACTTTTTACTAAATGTCAAGTCTTTTTTCAAAATAATTCCATTGTTTATATTAAGGTTATCTACTAACATTGTTCATAAATTGACTCATACAAAAACGTCCATACTGCTTTCCTTTATATTCGTCATCAATAGATATCTCCGAAACGGAATGATTAACATTGGCAGGGAACAAAATAGTCAAATCATTTGTTACTTCAAATGTCAAATTGTGTTCAGGAAAACTTATCTCACCACCTTTGAATTTTTTAGGTTCTTTGAAAAACCAAGATACTGCTGTAACTACATTCATATCTCTATGAGAATCATAATAACAAGCATCCTCATAATAAGAAACTAAAGTTGAGTCTGCATTAAAATTTAACCCATCATAATACCAAGATTCTTTAACCTTTTTATTATCAAATAAACTAAACACTTTTCTGTTATGTTTTAATATATCTGAATATTCCCTACTTTGGAAAACTTCATCAATAAATATTCCAGTATTCCTTTTTCTATTTGTACCGTCTTCATATACAGCACCACCAGTTTCTTCTGGAGGTTTGAACAATGCCTTATTCTCAAGGAATAACATCTCATCAAACATCTCTTTACGTTCTTCGTCAGTCCATAAATTTTCAACTACAATATAATGGAATGGTTCAGTGTGTACTGTTAATTTTATATTACTCATATTCTATACCTTTAATTGTCCAAATGATTTCTTTTCTTCGTGTCCAACCTTAATAGTCTTATTATATTGATGTTCAGGTTGCTCCATTAAGTCAAGTTGAGCATTTGTTTCAACATCATATAACCTCATCTTTGGTCTATCAATACCAACCACAAAACGTTTATTTGTTCCTGGATCGCCATATCTATTTTTTAATTGCTTAATAAGTATTTGGTCAATTGCTTCCATTTCTTCAGTAGAAATAAGTGCTAACATTAAGTCAGTTGTAGCAGGTAAACCAAAAGACTCAGAAGTATCTTCTAATCCAAAGTCGCTGTCGCCATAACCAGTTCTATTAACCTGTGTTGCTGTTACAATCGGAACATTATGTTCAACTGCTAATCCTCTAATCTCTTCAGCAATTGCCTTAACATAAGTATAAGAGTTTACACTAGCACCCATCTTCATTCTACTTGACATACAAATGTTTAAGTAGTCGATGTAAATCATATCAGGTACAAAACCTTTCTTCAACTTCAACTCATTCAATAAGTGTCTGAAGTGACCAACACCTGCTGATGATGTAGGATATTCCTTAACGATTAACTTACCTGACGTTTTACCTTTAACCTTTGCAATCTTTTTCTGATACATCATCTTAGGTAAATCTGGAAGATCGTCTAACTTAATATTCAATAAGTTTGCATCAATACGTTCAGCAATTCTTTCTTCTGCCATTTCCATTGTAATGTATAAAACGTTCTTACCGTCTAACACATTAGCAGAAGCGAAGTGACACATTGCCAATGATTTACCAACACCAGTTCCTGCCATTAATACTGTTAAAGACTTCTTAGGCAAACCACCTTTTGTAATCTTATTCAGATAATCAATATCAAACGGAACACGTTCTTCAACCTTATGGTAAAATTCATATCTAGAATCTGCGTCATCAATAAAGTCGTGACCCACGTTAGGGTCAAACGACACACTTAATGCTTCAGATAATATTTCTGGAATTGCCCCTTTGTCTTGGTTTCCTTCATCGCCATCGATAATGGCAATTGAATCCATAATAGCATTATACAATGCTTTCTCTTGACAAAACTTTTCAGTGGTATTGATTAACCACTCCGGATCCTCTTTCTCATCTTCAACAAGAGTTCCAATATATTCCCCACATTCACTGTATTCTTTATCAGACATACCTTTACGGTTGTCCAATTCAATTACTAATGCTTCTCTAGTCGGAAGCGAATTATACTTTGATATAAACTTATCAATTTCCTCGTAAACGATTTGGTCGATATTATTATCAAAGTATTTCGTTTCTAGATATGGTAATGTAGATCTAGCATATTCTTCATTATGTATTAGGTTCTTCAGTATCAGGTGTTGTACGTTCATTCACTTCCTCATCATCCATTCTATCAGCAATAATTTTTACTAAGATATCACCTATTATACTTGAAAACTCCTCA